AGGGGACATATCTGGAGTTATTCCAGCCAACTCATCACGTTTCATTTTCTTTTGTTCGGGAGTCATTGTTTTATCTTCGTGATGATTCATCATTTCAAAGAGTTTACTATCAGCGTTATCACCCCAAATTTTCTTAAATGTGTCCATATTGTTTGGGCCATATCGCTTAATAAACTTGGTTGCAGCGTCCGTTTGAAGATCAATATTCTTCATGTCTGCTTTTGTTCTTCTACCAATGTCTAACAGTACATTTGGATCATAAACTTCAGATCCGTTTGCATGACGCTGAAGTTCTTGTCCTGCAACTGTATCCATTGATCCACCAGTTGCTTTTAAATTGTCAATTTGCATTTGTGCAATAAGTTTAGACAACTCTTGATATTGTGGATCAGCAGTAGCAACACTTGCTTTTCTTATTCCTGCATTTATAGCATTGCTTACTGGATTAGTTCCTGGCACTCTAGGAGTTTCTTGCTTAACTTTTTCAACTTGTTTAAGCATGTCATCCAAAGTTCTACGATTTGAAACCAAGTCTTTTTTTCTGTTAATCAATGCGCTTACATATTGACCGCCTTCAGTAGTTTTATCAGCTTCATTTGGTAATAATGCGTAGTTTGTGCCAGGTTGACGAACTGGGAACATCAATTGAGATGCAATTGAATCTTGCTGATTGCCACCCATTAACTGACCTGGAGGCTGAGTAGCCATGCCTTGACCTTGGGGCGCTACTGAAGCACCTTGAGGCATATTTGGTTGAGCAGGATTAGAGTATTGGACTGGTTCAAGCGTCTTAGTGATCGGATTATAAATAGCTGCAGGTTGGCCTGGAGCACCTGGTTGCAATGTTCCAAATAATGCGTTGATTTGATTAGCAGTTGATTGAGTTGCAAAGAATTCTGATTTAATAAAATCGTTATAAGCCTTTTGATCTTTTTCTTTATCTCCAGTTCGAGTTGGAGCCATTCTTAAATGTAAAAGTGCTTCATCTGGATTTAAAACACCTTCAGCAATAAGATTAGACATTTCCTTAATATGCTCATCTGGAGTTATATTTTCTCCCTTATCTATTCTTGCAGTCATTGCTCCAAGTCTTTGACCAGCAATAGTGTTCTTTTGAACTAAATTTCCAAGTTTTTTGGATACATTTTCATTTTGAACACCTTGCTGACTTAACAATGTTGAAATTGTTGGAGCAAGATTTGTTGCAGCCTCTGGAGATTTAGAAAGAGACTTTATTACAGATGGAATATCAACATTCCCATTTTCATCGGTATTTTCTTGAATTGCCTTGGATGAAACTTTATTTAAATTCATCTCTTGTTGCAATTTTTGAAGTTGCAAATTACCTTGTTCCATTGCAAGTTGATTTCTTTGCAATCCCATTAAACTATTTACAAGCCCACCAAAGTCAGGAATTGTTTGTTTTGTTGGTATTATTGAAGCATCTATTGGCATATTTATCCTTTAAAAATCCGCAAGAAAACCAATTCCACTAGAACCAAGACCTGAAGCAGCAGGAGCAGATAATAATGAATAGTCAACTGGAGCCATGGAAGTTGCACCTGTTAATCCAGATATTCCAGTTGCAGCGCCTGTACCACCACCAAATAACCCAGCTTTTCCAAGCAATGAGTAAATTCCTGCTCCGCCAAGACCTAATTGCATTGCTCCAGTTAAAGCGTTAGAAGTAGCATTGCCTGCTGCAATTTGTCCTGCAGCCGTTGCATTTGCTCCTCCCATAAGGGTATTTCCTACATTTTGAGCATTAGCAGCTCCTAATCCACCAAGACCAGCAGCAGCGTCTTGCCCCATTCCAACCGCACTTAAATAATTATTAAGGTAATTTTGGTAATTACTTTGAGCAAGTCCAGTTGTGTAATTTGCTAATCCTTTTGCCTGCGCCCCAGACGCATTCTGACCAGTTGCAGAAAGTGCGTTATTGACCGCATTTTGACCTTGTTGCAAAGTAAATTGATAACCTGGAGTATTAGCTAAAGTAGATTGAATTCCTGCACTACCTTGAGGACCAAGTCCCAAAAGGTTTAATAAAGTCGGCATTGCTTGAGTGCCAATGCCCATATAAGGAGAAAGATTAGCCTGAGTTGTTTGAAATTGTTGATTTTGAAGATTTGCTGCATAATTTGCTGCATTAGATTGCGTTTGAGCAGCAGCTTGAGCAGCCTGAGCTTGTTGATTTGAACCTGTCAAATCACCAATTATGTTTCCAATAAAAGACATTATGTTCTCCCCATCATTACCATTGAACGGTCTATTCCGTTACGTTGATAAGCCTTACTAATTCGCCCTTCCTCCTTAAAACCGCATCTCAATGCCAATTTTAACGCAGGGACGTTCCAATCTCCAATAGTTCCAAGGAACTTTTTGACCCCTTTTTGCCTCATTTTTTCAAGACAATCTAAAAAGAAAGAATCAACTTCTTTTGCTCCTTTTAACATACAAATATGCACTTCATACATGGTTGGGGTAGATGCCCTAAACATTACAAATCCATGCTTATTTGTATAATAAATTTCATTTTCTCTATATCCAAAATTGTCTTTTTTTATTCCATCAACACTAACCCATTTCCAAACTCTTTCATTCCTCATTACTGAAGTTATAAAATCAGACTGTTGCATTTATTTGATTTGTTAAATTTGTTTCTAATGAATTTATTAAATTAGTCCCAATTGCATTTTGGACTGCAGTAATCTGACTTTGAGTATCATTTGGCAAAGAATTTAATGTTACAAAACCCATTTGAGTTGCACCATAAGTTCCATTTGTTGCGTTAACTCTATATCCAACAACATAATTGTTAGAAACTTGTTTTGTTGATTCAATAATCCAGTTATAAGTTGTCATTTTAATCCTTAAACTAATCTAGTTGCTGACCAAGTAATACTATAAGTAATACCAACTGCTTGATTTGCTTGCAAAGATAATCCACTAACGCTAATTGTTGGATCACCACCAGCGGAAACAATAGTTGTTGAATTACTAGAACTATTTTGAGTTGTAACAATAGCAACGGCATTAAATTGAGATGCTGATGCAATAAGACTTGCAGTAACAATCCAAATACCTTGGCTAACATTTGGCAAAGTTGCAATAGTTACTGTTGTATTATTTGGTGCACTTGCATAAACTCCACTTACAGTCTTAAAAATACCACCTAATAAAGCAGATGTATTGCTAAAACTGCCTGATGTGCTAGAAGTTCCTACTAATAAATTAGTGCCATCAAATTGCAAATTACTACTGGAATTTAAAGCACCTGTACCATTTCCATAAGGAATATATTGAGAAGTTAAGCTAGTTATTCCAGTTCCACCATAAGGAACTCCAATTGTGGAAGCATTCCAAGTTCCTGTTGTTAATGTTCCAACACTTGCAAGACTAGATAAAGTTGTGACTGCTGAAGTTGCAATTCCACCAGATGTATTAACTGCATTTCCAAGAGCAGTTAATACGCCTGTTCCTGTTGTTGTTGTACTTGGTGCTGCTCCTGCGCCACCGCCTATCATTAAAGCATTAGCCGTTAATGCTGCACTTGATGCCCAAGTTGATGCAGAACTAAAATAAGGTATACCGCCACTTGTTCCTGCTACCGTCAAAGCCAAAGTTCCAGAAGTCGTAATTGGTGAGCCTGAAACAGAAATTAAACCACCAGTAAAAGATTGAGCAACTGAAGTGACCGTTCCACCACCCCCAGGAGTTGCCCAAACAAAAGAACTTCCATTCCATTCTAAATAAGTGCCTGAACTTGATGGTGCAGTAATAAATCCAGTTGCCCCAGATCCTGTGTTGTAAACAATTTTGTTTGCAGCGCCACCAGCTACATTGGTTGCCGTACCAACTGAAAGGCTAGACTGTGCCGTATATTGTGGGGCGCTTGCACCAGCAGTTAAAACATATCCTGAAGTACCAAGTGACAAGAAAGACGTTGCGCCTGAGCCTGTTTGGTAAGGTACTGAGCCTGCTGCGCCTCCAGCAATATTTGTAGCCGTCCCAACAGTTAAGCTAGTTGTTGCTACCCAAATAGGCGCAGCAACCGAACCTAAAGTCATCAATAATGAACCAGATGTTCCAGGAGAAAGATAAGAAGTAGTTGCAGATCCACCCTGGTAAGGAATGGAATATTGAGTTGTTCCTCCCAAATTAGTAGCAGTTGTTGCTAATGTCGCAGTTGCAGCGTTTCCTGTTGTATTTTGATTAAAAGTGGGCCAGGTGAACGTACCAGTTGAAAAATTACCAGACTGAGGAGTTCCAAGAATCGGAGTAACCAAAGTAGGAGAAGTTGCCAATGCAACAACCGAACCAGATCCAGTTGTTGTATAACTCGTGCCCCATGCAGTCCCTGTTGAATTGGGTATTCCTGCGCCTGGATAAACCATTGTTGACGCTGCATTGATCGTAATTGCTGCAGAACCGTTATAAGTCGTGCCAGAGGAAAAACTAATATTAGTTCCTGCGGTTAAATTAAATAAATTAGAACCTAAAGAAACTCCTGATATTGTTGAATTTGCAAGTTGTGCGTTTGTAACAGTTCCACTAAGTGCAGTTGTTGGAATGGTTGTAGATGCAGTTACTGCACCAGCACCATTTGCATACATATATCCTGTCAAACCGCTAACTGTTAAATTCGTAGTTGTAAGATTAGTAAATGATTCGCTTGCTGAACCTGGTATTCTTTCCCATTTACCATTTCCAAATATTGCCCAATCACCAACAACCCAAATAGCATTTCCATCTAAATTAGTTGTTCCAGCAACGGAGACAACATAATAATATCCTTGCGTTCCAACACTTGATGTCAAAGTTGGAGTATTTGTTAAAGCATTCCATGTACCTTGATAACTCGGAGCATTTGTAGCTTGAGTTGTAATTGAAGTAATAATTCCTTGAGAATTTACTGTAACAACTGGAATTGTTGAAGATGAACCATAAGAACCTGAAGTAACTCCCGAAGTTGGTAAATCAGCATTTACTATTGATCTAAATGTCGGAGTTCCAGAAGATCCATTGGGAGCAGCCAAGAATGTATTTGCAGTCTCAGAGTTTAAAGTCGCAGTCAACGTGCCAGAGCCTGTAACTGGAGATCCTGTAATTGTAAAAATAGATGGAAGTGACAATCCAACACTCGTCACCGTACCGCCCGAGCCAGTCGCAGAAAGAGTGCCTGCGCTAAATGAAATACCTGACCCTATTGTGACGTTTGAAAATCCACCAGATCCATTTCCATACAGAATTGAAGTGCCTGAAGTTTGTGGCGCATAATTTAAAGCAGGAATATCTGCTGCAACTATTGACCTAAATGTTGGAGTACCAGTTGTTCCATTTGGTGCTGCAAAAAAAGTATTAGCAGTTTCTGAATTGAAAGTAGCAGTTAAAGTTCCTGCACCTGTAATTGGTGAACCTGAAACACTAAATATTGATGGCAAAGTTAAAGCAACACTTGTGACAGATCCAGTCCCAGGAGTGTAGCCAAGTGCCGTTGTAACATCGCTTGATGTAAGAGTTACAACACCTGTTCGAGTATTAAACGAATCCACTCCACCAGTTGATTGAACTGTGTATTTAATATTTCCCGAGTCAGAAACTACTTGCCAACCACTTCCATGAGTAAATGTTAATTTATCTCCAATTTGAAGTTCAACATAAATTAACTGATATGGAGTAGAAGTGTCAACTAATTCAATTGTTACGTTGGCTGCAACCGTATCGGTATTCAAAACAGACAACATATCAATATCTCTGACCGTACCAGATGCAGGAGCAGAACAAATAGTTACTGGAGTTGTACCATTGGAATTTGATAATTGAGTAGCGCCATTGTAAGTGGACGCAGTTTGATCAGAGTAGCAAACAACAACTTGCAAAGGGTTAGTCGTAGTCGCTGACCCAAGAAAAAGTTTTAATACTCTGTTAACTGTATCAAGTCTAATCATAGTTATCCATGCCTTGCAGCGTAAGCATACGCAGTTGGGGAAGTTCCACCGCCTCCAGTTGCGCTAAGTGTTCCACCACTAAAATTCAAATTTGCACCAATTGTTACATTATCAAAACCACCTGCGCCATTACCATAGAGAATTGAGCTTCCTGCCGTTGGAGGAGCAAAATCAGTTCCTGAAACCGCTTGTTCTAATGCAACACCATTACCTTTAATCATTCCAGATACTGTTGTCTCAATTGTAATTTGAGGAGTTGTTCCACTTGTAACAGTTCCATTAAATCCGTTTGTATCTTCAATTGTTAATTGAGTAATTGCAGTATTTGCAATTTGAGCCAAATTTAACCCAGGTATTGTTTGACCACCAGTTCTTTCAAATACTTGAATTAAAAACATTAACCAAGATTGATTTACAGTTCCATCTGGATTAGTAAATGGAATGTTTAATTGGGGAGTGCTTGCTGCTAAATAAGTTTGACTCATTTGTGATTAGGCAACGCATCAACGAATGCCCCCGATAAAGCAGTTTTTACTGGATCAGACCAACTGAGTTGAAATACTCTATCCCTTGCCATTCCCAAGCGCCACCAAGAGATAGAGGTTAAATATTCTCCAGTTGTCCCCATTGTCTGACCGACTGGATTGCCATAAGTTTTTCCTCGATCATCCGACCAAGAAAGAAAAACAGTTGCAGGACCATTGCCAGATTCCATTTCAGCAATAAATTGCTTATATCTTATACGGTCTGAATTATCATCCTCAGAATGGTAAAAACTTCTAGTTCTAACTATTGGTTCTCCATTGTCTGTGTAATTGTTTTGATCTAGTGTGTATAAATTACCGTTTTGCCAATCACCAACAAATAATTGACCATAAGCAAAAGCAAAACAATTAGACCTATGACGATTAAATTGTCCATTTTGATCAGTCCACAACCATTCATTCCATTGATTATTTGATAAATCAAAAACCCAAGTTTTATTAGCAGTTGGGAAAGTAATTACATAAAAGAAGTGCCCATTTACTTCGTATGTATATCCAATTGCGTCAGAAACTGTGGAATAAGTTTGTAACTCAGCATCAATTGCCATTGTGCTAATTTGAACTGCACCAAAGTTTTGTGTTCTACAAATATAACAATTTCCTTGTTCACTTTGTGCTAACCAATATATTTCACCATCCATTTGAGCAATTGAATTAGTAGCTGCACAACCGTATTGAATAAATGATCCTGGTAATATTTGAAATGGGAAAGTTGCATTTCCTGCGTTGTACCAAATTTCAGTTGTAACTTCGCCAAACAAATAAATATATCTGCGAGAAACACCAATTCCAACAAGCAGATCTGAATAACCAGATTTTTCTGCGTAATAAGTTGGATCAAAAGTAGTTGAATTATTTAATGAGATATACCATTGATTAGTTCCAGGACGATTACATATAAAGAATCCATCAACATAATTTATTTGATTTGATCCGTAAAATGTAGAAGTGTCATTGGATGGTATTTCTGTAAATGTATTGGCTGTAAAATTATAATCATAACCATTAGAACTACCATCAACAACCAAAAGATTGACTTCGTTGTCAACCATTGAAACAGTCCCAATATTAGAAGAAAGAGTGCCAATAGCAGTACAAGTGCCATTAGAACTAATTGAATAGAAAGTATTGCCACAAACCCCATAAAGGATATTATTACTTGCAAAATATAGCCCTCTCCATGAATTTTGAGAAACTGAACTTTGTAATGTCAGTCCTGGTGTTGGGTAATGTGTAAATGGGAAAACAGATGTTTCAGGATTCTTTTCCAAATATAAGTTAATGCACCTTTGCGCCCCAGCAATAACGCTTTTTGTTTGGTATGAACCTGTGACAAGTGCTGCTTTTGCCATAATTAGCCTGCACTTCCAACATAGAAGTCTCCATAAATATTGTATGCACCAGACTTTCCTCTGAGGGCAACTGGCATATGGAGAAGTGGTATTTGTGAATTGACTTCCTCAATAATTCTCATTGAGGCTTCAGCATAGCCAGTCAATTCTGGAGTAATTGGCAATCCGTACATTACGCAAATAATCCTTGCTAAGTTCCATTGCATTGCTGCAAGATACTCAGGAGGCATCGTAACTGTATCGTTAATTGTTTGGAAACCTTCTAACTGTGTCATCACAGTTAAGAAAATCTCATATTGATTATTTGGGACAGGCCAGACGTAAATTGTGCCGAGTGGATAGCCTGTGTTGTAGTAAATGTACTGAGGAAATGCGTTCAGGTTCTTAATTGAAATCCTGTTGTAATCTTCATTTGCTCTCAATACTTCCAATGGATAATCAACTGGGAGAGTAGAACCGTATTGCATTCTAAAGAACGCTGACTCTAATTTGACTGGTCGAGTAATGTTGAAATCACCACCAGTTCCAATTGTGTAGGATACTTGGCCTGTAGCAACCTTAGAAATAGTTACCAGGTTATAAACCATATAACGTCTGCGCTGCCATTGCGCCAAC